ACAGGGGACTGGGACAGCGTTATCATCCCGCAGAGCTTCATCAACATGCTGCCGGATGACCCCGCGCGTGAGTCGGCTTACATCCGGGACCGCATAGCCGAGATGGAGAGCGCGAACATCGCGGCAGCGGCGGCGCAGGGGAAGAGGTCTCCGAAGGCGGCGGACTTGCAGCGGGCGATTGACCGGCTGGAGACCAAGCTCAAAGACCTGGTCGACCGCAAGGTGGACAACGTGCTCACTTTCGAGCAGCTCGGGGTGGACGCGCTCTTCGTGGATGAGGCGCACGCCTACAAGAAGCTGGAGTTCACCACCCAGATGGACAACATCAAGGGGCTGGACACGAGCGCCAGCCAGCGCGGTTGGTCCATGAGCATGAAGACCCGCTGGGTGCAGGAGAAGAACCAGGGGCGCAACGTCGTCTTCGCCACGGGCACGCCCGTGAGCAACACCATCGCCGAGGCGTGGAACATGATGCGCTACGTCCGCCCGGACGTGCTCAAGGCCTACGGCATCGAGAAGTTCGATGAGTTTGCCAGCACCTTCGGAGACACCGTGACGGGGCTGGAGATGACTCCCGGCGGGACGTGGAAGCCCGTGACACGCTTCGCGCGGTTCACCAACGGGCCGGAACTCATCGCCGCGTGGCGGAACGTGGCCGACGTGGTGACGCCGGAGGAGATCAACCTGCCCGGACTGCCGGCGCTCAAGAACGGCAAGCCCACCGTCAACATCATCCCGCAGTCCCCGGCGCTCAAGAACTACGTGGGCTTCCTGCGCTCGGAGCTGGAGCGGTTCGCCAACATGAGCGGGCGTGACAAGCGGGACAACTCGCACATTCCCCTCGTCGTCTTTGGCCTCGCCAAGAAGGCCAGCCTCGACATGCGGATGATTGACCATTCGCTCCCGGACCAGCCGGGCAGCAAGCTCAACGTGGCGGCGGACAACATCGCGCAAATCTACCGGGACTCCACGAGCGTCAAGGGCGCGCAGATGGTGTTCAGTGACGCCTTCCAGGACAACCCGGAAGCGCCGAGGTTCAACCTGTATCAGGAGGTGAAGCGCAAGCTCATCGAGCGTGGCGTGCCCGAGGAGCAGATCGCCATCCTCACGGCGGACATCAAGGACGCGAAGCGCGAGGCGCTGTTCACCAGGGTCAACGCCGGAGACCTGCGCGTGGTGCTGGGCAGCACGGAGCGCATGGGCGTAGGCGTGAACGCGCAGGAGCACATGATCGCACTGCATCATCTGGACGCCCCGCCGCGCCCGATGGACATCGAGCAGCGCAACGGGCGCATCCTGCGGCAGGGCAATCAGAATCCCGAGGTGGAGGTCCACACCTACGGCGTCGAGAACACGCTGGACGCGGCGATGTTCCAGAAGCTCGCCACCAAGCAGAAGTTCATCAACCAGATCCTCCGGGGCGACCTACAAGGCCGGAACTTCGAAGACGCGGCGAATGAGCAAAGCCTTTCGTTTGAGGAGCAGATGGCGGCCTTCAGCGGGGACAAGCGGGCGATGGAGAAGGTGGGCTTGGAAAATCAGGTGCGCCAGTTGGAAATGCTGCGCAGCGGCCACCACGAGCAAGTGCGAAAGAGCGCCGAGACCATCCGCAAGCTCACCAAGGACACGATCCCGTTTCAGGAGAAGCAACTGGCCGAGGCGCAACGCCGCGCGGAGGTGTTCTCCGGTGCGTTCGGACCTGATAAGGAAGTGACGCTCAACGTTGGCGACCACACCCTCAGCGGCCGCAAGGACGTGAGCGAGGCGCTGGACAAGGTGTTCAAGACGGCCGTTGAAGCCACGATCAAGGACGCGCGCGAACGCAACGCCTTCGGTGGCTCGGAGACGCCGATGGGCAGCATTGCCCTCAACGGGCAGCGGGTGGACCTCGTGGGCATGGTGACGGGTGATGCCAAGGGAGTCATCAACCCGGCCAACGTGCGGGTGGGGTGGAGGTTCGCCGATGGGCAGAACGGCGGCACGAGCACCACGGGGCAGGGCTTCTTCCAATCCCTCACGGCCACGCTGGAGCGCATCGCGGCCCAGCCGGACTTCTACACTCGCACCCTCGCCAACGAGCAGCGCAACCTGCGCGAGCTGACGGGCTTTGTGACGCAGCCCTTCGAGCGCGAAGCGGAGCTGGGACAGGCCAAGATCAAGCTCGCACAACTCACGGCGGAACTCGAAGCAGAGGGCAAAACACCCCCACCATCCGGGCAGGGTGGGGCTGAACAAACGCAACCTGGGGCAACTGGGAGCGATATTTCCGGACCGAATGAGGCGGAACACGGCTTTGGAGGCAGCACGCCGTTGGTGAAGGCGGCCGCCGAGGACGTGGCGCGGCTCCGCAATCTCGTGGCCCCGCAGACGGCAGGTGGCCCAGCGCGGTTCGCCGGAAACCTGCTGCGCGAGTTGAATGCCAAGCTCTCCAACGAGCTGGCCCGCGCGGACGTGGCGCTGACCAAGTTCCGCCGGGACTTCGACCGCACGCCGGTCAATCTCAACAAGTTCCAGTATGACCCCACACTGCCGCTCCCGCGCAACCTGGCGTTCATTGACGCCTACGAGTCGGGCAATGTCGCCGCGCTCTCGCACCTGGACCAGCTCGCGGCCACGGAGTTTCACAAGCTGAACACGGCGGACGTGGCCCGCGTGCACGCGCTGGGCACGGGCGCGCTGCAAACCTTCTACGCGAATTACTTCCCCCACATCTGGGAGGACCCCAAGGCGGCGGCGGCGGTGTTCGGCAAACTGCTGGGCCACTCACCGCTTGAAGGGCCAAAGTCTTTCCTCAAGCAGCGCACGCACAAGCTGTTCGCCGATGGACTGGCCGCCGGCCTCAAGCCCGTGCATGACAACCCGGTGGACTTGTGGCTGCTCAAGAAGCGGGAGATCGAGCGATTCATCCTCGCGCACAACTTCACCACGGAGATGAAGGACGCGGGGCTGATGAAGTTCAAGTATGCCTTCGCCAAGGCGCCCGATGGCTGGCGCACGGTGGATGACAGCGCCTTCTCGGTCTATGGCCCGCCCACGGTGACGGTGAAGGAGGCCTTCGACGCCGGCATGAGGCAGGCCACGCTGGACGTGCTCGCCAACCTCGGCGTGCCGCACGAGCGCGTGACGCGCCTGGGCCGGGAGTGGGGCAAGGAGATAGACACGCCGGGCGTGCCGGGCAGCGAACGCATCAAGAGCAAGTTCGCCGGGCCGGACTTCGTTATCTGGCACGAGCTGGGGCATGTGCTCCACAACCGTTACGCGGACCTAGAGCCGATCCTCACGGCCACGGACGTGATGAAGGTGGAGATCGAGGCGCTGGCACGCGCCCGCACCACGGGCACGGACCCGGCGAGCTTCAAGCGGTATGTGCAGACCACGCCGGAGAAGATGGCGGTGGTGTTGCAAGCCTACTTGCACGCGCCGGACGAGATGCAGCGCCTCGCGCCCACGGTGAAGACGGCGTTTGACTCCTTCCTCAACTCGCACCCGGAGCTGGGGCAGATACGGGACATCCGCCCGTCGCTGCGGCTGGGCGTGGGCGAGGCGGAGTTGACACATGGTGGCCTGCTGAAGCTGGGCGACTACGTGATGCCCGAGGCTGCGGCCAACGTGGTGAACAATTTCCTTTCGCCAGGACTGAACCCGCACTTGTGGTATCGGACCATACGGCAGACGAGCAACCTGTTGAACGGCGTGCAGCTCGGGCTGAGTGCATTTCACCTGGGCTTCACCTCGCTGGACGCGGCCACGTCGCGGCTGGCGGTGGCGATGGAGGACGCGGCGCGTGGGAAGTTTGGCCAGGCGTTGAGGACGGCGGCGACGGTGCCGGTCTCGCCGGTAACCAACATCCGCACGGGCGCGAAGTTGCGCGCCGAGGTGTTGTCTCCCGGCACGCACCCGGAGATGGCGGCGCTGGCGAAGTCGTTGGAGCAGGCCGGCGGCCGCGTGGGGCAGGATGCGTTCTGGCAAACAGAGTTCACCCGGCGCATGACGCGCGCGTGGCACGAGGGCGGGTTGCAATGGGGCACGCTGCCCTTGCGCGTGCCGCTGGCGCTCTGGGAGCAGACCATGCGGCCCATCCTTGAGTATGTGGTGCCCCGCCAGAAGCTCGGCGTGTTCGCCGACATGGCCAGCCGCGAGATCGAGAAGCTGGGGCCGGCGGCGGACGCAGCCACGACCCGCGAGGCACTGCGCAAGGCGTGGGACTCGGTGGACAACCGCATGGGCCAGGTGGTCTATGACAACCTCTTCTACAACCGGGCCGTGAAGGACGTGGCGCTGATCGCCTTCCGCGCCTACGGCTGGCAGCTCGGCAAGTATCGGGAAGGGCTTGGCGCGCTGGCGGACACGGGCGCGGCGGGGGGCAAGCTGGCCAGGGGTGAGCGCCCGGAGTTCTCGCACCGCATGGCCTACGCGATGGCGCTTCCCCTGATGGTGGGCACCATCGGCGGCGTGATGCACTACCTGATGACCGGCCAGCAGCCGCAGGACTCTCAGGATTACTTCCAACCGCAGACCGGCGAGCGGGACAAGAACGGCAACCCGGTGCGGCTGAACCTACCCAGCTACGTCAAGGACGCGCTGGCCTACGCCAAGCATCCGCTCACGAGCTTCGGCCACTCGCTCAACCCGCTGCTCTCCTCGATGTTCGACCTGCTCCAGAACAAAGACTTCTACAACGTCGAGATTCGGCACCCCGGCGATCCGCTGACGTGGCAGGGCGGCGCGGTCGCGGAGTTTGCCGCCAAGCAGTTTATCCCGTTCAGCGTCTCGGGCACGTTGAAGTTGCGCGAGGACGCTGCCCCGATCCAGAAGCAGATCCTCCCGTTCTTCGGCGTTACGCCCGTGCCCCAGCGGATGACGATGACCCCAGCCCAAGAGCTTTCCACCGAGATCACCGGCAACCGGATGCCGAGCGGTCCGCGCACCCGCGAGCAAGCCGATGCGTCGAAGCTGGTCAAAGAGTTGGTCGCGCAAATGCGGGCCGGCTCGCCTCCCGACGAACGCTGGGCGACTCTTACGCCCGGCCAGTTCAGGACGATGGTGGGGCATGTGGGCTACTCGCCCTTCCAATTCCAAGTCCACATGATGCCGGCGGCGGACGCGATGCGCGTGTGGCGCGTGGCCAGCCCGACCGAGCGGCAAACAATCCTCCCCATCATGGCCGCCAAGCTCGGCAGCGCGGCAACATCCAAGAACCTCACCGCAGAGAAGGCGCAGCAGCTCAGGCAGTGGGTGGGAGAGATCACCGCACCGCGTTAGTATTCACGCCCGTATCTTTGGCGATATGGTTTTGCAAGTGGTTGATTTTCAACGGTGGAGAATTGCCATTCCTCTGCTCCGTAGTCAGTAGGTTGGCGGCGGGAGGTCGGCGGAGGATGGGGACGGCGGTTGCAAACCGCCGGCACGGGGCGGGACTACCTCGCGGAGGCGGCGAAGGGGAGGATGTTGGCGGCGGGCATCACGAAGTCGCCTTGGGTCACGGTGGCGTCTGCATACCGGCCGTAGAATTCTTGGGTGACGATGGACCGCGAGCGGTCCACTAACGCCCGGAATGCTCAAGATCGAGCCGTGCCGTGGTCCCCAAGATTCACCAACGCGGTCCCTTTGCGTAGATGATGGGCGCACCAACTCACGCACCAAAGCTGGATTGTGTGTGAGTTTCGTAGTGTTCTGGAGAATTACGGCACACTCTTAATCAATTGGTCGTAGGTTCGAGTCCTACCCGGGGCACCACTTCACTTTCTCCCTGTAAACATTGGTCACAATTCGTGTTTACCCCTGTCTTTATTGGTCGGTTTTATGGTCTTAAATCAAGATTTTGAGGGCGGATTTGCCGCGATAGGCGTTGCCAAGGTCGCTTAATACGGCTTAACTGGAAGCGTGCAAGACGCACCAAACACGACACCAATTTCGGGAGGCGCACCAAAGGGCGCAACTGGAGCCCTCGTCCACCATTTCTTTCATGCGGGAAAGATGTTCTCACTGCGGAAGCGAAAGGCGGATGGTTCGGGGCGGTGGTATCTGGTCTCCGTGGTCAATGGCCGGCGGTTCAATCATTCGCTAGCCACGGCCGACGCACGCGAGGCGGAGCAGTTGGCGATTGAGTATTTGATGCCGGCCCTGGCGCGACACATGGCGGAGCAGGCGCGGGCGGTGGCGCTTCGCAAACAGATTTCCAAGGCGGGTGAGATAGTCGCGCGTGCGCGGGCCGTGCGGGAAGAGCTCGCCGAGGCTTTGAGACTGTTGGACAAACAACTGGAGGAAATACAATGAGCGAGAACAGCACACCCAACCCGGTCCTGGTCCACTTCAAGCACGGCGGACGAAGATACTCGATGCGGAAGAGGTCGCCAGAGCGGGATGCGCCTTGGTATCTGGTGGGCGCGGTGGCTGGGAAGCGCATGCAGCGCAGTTTGGATACCAACGTGGCAGACATAGCGCGGCAGCGGGCCATCTCGGGGATCATCGAGCCGGCGCTGTCTGGTCGTTGGCAGGTGGTGCATGAGACAAAGCTAAAGACTCACTTTGCAACGGTGGCCGAGGTGGTCGAGGCGTGGCGTGGGTTGGACCTCGGAGCCGGCGAGGCGCACAAGCGCGCGGCCGCCAATGCGCTTCTTAACGTGCTGCGCAAGGCCGGGCACGAGCAGCCGGCACCAGAGTCCGCGGCGATCCTGACCGGCACCACCGCGGGCAAATTCTTTGACGCGGTAGTGCGGGCCGCCGGCGATGAGGCGGATCAGAAGTCAGCGGCCAGGGTGAAGCGGTCGGCGCTCTCGGTCTTTAATCAAGCCAAGTCGGTGCTCCAGCCGTCCGCGCTGCTATCTTACAAGCGCGGCGGTGTAAATTTGCCGGATGTGTCGGAGTTCATTGCGGAAGGGGATTTGCGGAGGAAGAAATTCAAGGGGTTGCGCATTCAGCACGATCCGCCCGACTGGTCTCTGGTTGCGCGGATCGTCGAGGCGTGGCCGGAGCTGGGGGATTGGAACGAGTTTGCCGCGGTTGGGCTCGAGCTGGCGTTCGGGCTTCGAGCCGGCGAGGTGGCGCTGGCTCGGTGGGATTGGTTCACGGTGCGCGATGGGGCTTGGTGGTGCTGGGCAGATGCAGCGGTCAAGAACCAGAGCGGCGAAATCCATGTGCCGGCGCTGAATCCTTTCTGGTCGATCTTTCACGCGCGAGCCGTGGCCGCGGGTAAGTGGCCCGGCTCGGGTCTGGTGCTGGAAGGGCACGACACAGAGCGGGGTGATGCGGTCTTTCGTCGCGTGTCGGCTTGGCTGCGCGGGCTCGGGTGGGTGAAACAAAAGACGAACCACGGTTTGCGGGCCTATGCCGGCGCCGAGGTGGCGATTCGTTGGGGGTCGCTGTTCACCGCGCAAATGTGGCTGCGGCATGAGAGCGTGACGACCACGGAAAAGCATTACACCAAGCAGTGGCTCCAGGCGAACGGAGCGCGGAAGAGCGCGGTGGAGTGGGCAAAGGATAATTGAATTATGAACGGCCGAGGGGAAGGTTAGGGATTGCCATCCTTCCATTTGATGAGGAGGACGGTGTATTGGACGCCCTGAGTGGTGGCGCTGTAGCCGCTGCCAAAGGCCATGGCCCCGCCGCGTGTGGGTATGGCTGCTCCGGTGCCGCCGCCAAAGCTGCCGGTGGTAAAGGTGTTGGAGTCTACGAAGAGGATGGCATCGGCCTGATGCTGCTTTGCGCGGGAGATGGCGAGCATTTCCTCTGCGCCGCTGTCCGTGGTGATGACCACATGGCCTAGGACGGTGTAGGCGCGAGCGGGCAGTCCGCGATAGATGGGGATGTTGTCGCGCATCTTGACGAACGCTCCTTTGGCGGTGGGCCAGTCTTCTTGCTGGCCGACGTATGGGCTGTAGCTGACGGTGCCGCAGCCGGCAAGGGTGAGGGCGAGGAGTGTGAAGGCGAGGAGTTTCATTTGCGTTTGGTGGGTTTGGGTGGTTGCTGGTTTTGTATGGTGTGGTCGGCGCGAATGAGATCCGCGACATATGCCGAGAAGTTGCCGTTGAATCCTTTTCGCCGCATGCAATGGTCGGCCTGGTCCCAGATGATTCGGGCCATGCTGATGGACCCACGGCGCGCGTCTTCGTTGGTTTTCACAGACTGACCATCCTGCCACCACGTCAAACGATCAAGGATTGACGGATGCGCGTAAGGTGTGATTAAAAGGGACAGTTTCACCAGCCATGACTTTGCTACCTGCGCCCTCATTCTCTGCAAAAATCAAACCCTCGGCGCTAAAGCCAAAGGCTAGTTTGAAATATCAAGTCGGCCGCCGCGCTTGCCGCGCGAGATCGGCCCGGTCGAGCCCGGTTGTTTTGGTGTTGGTGCTGGCGGAGTAGGGGTCGCAAGTGGGGCCAAGCTGGAGCGCACCACGTCTTCGATGCGTTCGCCGGCTTTTATGCGGGCGACCATGTCTTCGGAAAGGCGCGGCTGCTGAAGTTCCGCCTCCAGTGACGGCAACGCTCGGCGAACGCATTCGGCCACGACATCCGCCACGCTCCTGCGGTCGACCAGGGCGATGATCTCCAATCGCCGGTGCAGTTCGTCCTCGACGCGGGCTGAAATTGGATGTTTGTGATGCTTCACACCGCAAGCCTCGCACGATTCTAGAGTTTTGCAACAAATCATCTTGCCACAGTCAATTGAATCACTACACTGCGGACGAATGAAGCAAGTGACTAGCACAACACTCGAGGTCAAGGACGTGCGCCGGCTGCGGAGGTTGGCGCGACTCGAAGCGACTTTGACCGCGAGTATTGTTAGAAAATGCATCCTTCGGGCCTTGCCCGAGGTAGAACGTGAAATCCTCGGGCAAGAAGCAGCGCGCGCGGCGCTGTCACCGACCATCTCAGGGGAGATATCCGCGTGAGGCTGGCCGAGATGATGCACGGACTGAGCGCGCACCAAGACGCGGCCCGCCCCTCGGGCGACGGTGACGCGGCGCGGCCGGTGGGGCTCCTCGAAGTAACCGTTTACCCCTCGGGCTCAATCGCCGCTCTCTACCATTGGGGCCGGCGAGTTTTTGCGTCCTCAGCCGAGGTGGAAGGGTGGTTGGCGGGCAACTTTCCACCGAGCTGGCAAGAATAAGCATGCACCTCGCGCGACCAATCGACACCAGCACACCGGACGGCCGCCGCGTGGCGCTGATTTTTGATGCGGCGCTGAACGGTGGCGGCCTCGTGGTCTGCTCCTGGTGCGGCCAGTGGCAGCGGGTCAAGCGGGATCTTCCCGCCGGCTCGGTGAGCCATACGATCTGCCCGGCCTGCTCCACTCGGGTGTTGTCCGACTCAATTTCCACGGTTTCGGAATCCCTCGCGCAGACTCAGTGTGTTTGTTCACGATCCGCGCCCACCCCCCGCGCAGCCGTCACCGTGGAATCTCTCTGCCTATGATCCCCGAGCCGTTCAATTCACTCGCGCTGGTCGTCCTCGGCTCGGTGCTGGGCGCGCTGGCATCGGGGATGTGGTGCGGCTGTTTGCCTCGCTGGCGCTGGCGTCGTTCGCAGTCACACGCCGCACGATCTGAGCAGCGTGCTCGTGATCTTGCGCGGCGGGCTGGATCGGAGGTTTCCAAGTGAATTTCCAATGGATCAGCGTTGATACCGAAATGCCGGACTCAGATCAGACGGTTTTGATCGTCCACGCATGGGTCGGCGAGTCTGTTACAGGGCTGCCGGCGGTTTATTCCGAACCTGTCTGGCTGGGGTATCACGACGGAGAGGAATGGAGGACGGCCGAGGGCGAAGTGTGCGAGGTCTCGCACTGGTCACATCTGCCGGCACCACCGGAGGCAAACCCGTGAAACTCCTGCGCCTGCCGGAGCCCAGCATCAAAGCGAGCGAGCTGGCGCGCGTGTGGGGCTGCTCCTCGAGGTGGGTCCGTGCATTGATCCAGCGCGGCGAGCTGGCCGGCGCGCGCCTCGGGCGTGACTGGGTGGTGCCCATCGGCGCCGCAAATCGGTTTTACGACCAGCGGAGGCTCGGCGAATGAGCACCCAGCCCGCCCTTTTCGATTTTGCAGATGTTGAGCGCCACCTTGTGGAGTTGGCCGGACCTGACCGCGCCCGTTTTACGGGAACGACGGTGGCGAAGGACGGAGAGTTAGTTGACGCCGTTCTCGCGGCGGTGGTGCAGGGCGTCCCGCGGGAAACTATCGCACGACTGGCGCGGATCTCGCCCACCAGCATTGCGTCAATCGTGGATCGTGCGGAGAAGTCCGGCACAATAGGAGGCTGGAAAGAAAGGATGTCCCGAATCCTCGCTCGAGCGACCGAGACCGCGGCTGCCGGCTTGGTGGACGACCTTGAGAAGGGGAAGCTGCCGGCGGGCCAGAAACCGATTGCCATCGGGATACTCGTGGACAAAAAGCTCCTTCTCGACGGTGAGGCTACCAGCCGCATCGACCATGTCGAACGGGTGCGGCCCGAGGACATACTGCGGAGGATCAAAGCTGCGCGGTTGGTGGAGATCGAGGGTAAAGGGACAACCAATTGATTATGCAACACGTGATTTCGACCAAGAACACCAGCAAAAATCCATCATTCCGCATCCGTGGTGCTGGTTTGGTGCGGCTGGATCGCCGCGACCTCGGCCTCGGGCCGGCTGGGCTCGGCCTGGTGCGGTCGCTGCTCCTGGGCTCCGGGTCGGTCCCAGCCGCGGCCGCGGTGGGTGCGCCCGGAGGGGAGGGGGGGGGTCGAGGCGCGGCGGGGGTGCTGGTGTCACGATGGGTTTGGGTCAGCAGAATTTGGTCTAAAGGCACTTTCATGGATTCCAACCAGATACTTTCGGGCGGTGGCAGAGGGTCGGACCTCGCAAGCGATGCTTCCGCCCAGCCGGGCAGCGCCGCCACCGCCCAGTTTCCTTACTCGGAACCGGACCTTGTGGCCAAACTGGGGGTGCCGGCGGATAAAATCGCGGCGGCTCGCAAGTCCCTTCATCAAGGATCTGACTGGTCGCGGATCTCCCGTCAATTCATGTGGTCGGATGTCGGCATTAAAAACCTCGCCGCGGGCCTTGGCTGCCCCGCCATTGAGTCGGATGTAAAAACCGCGGCGACTGCTCTCATAACGGAAAACCCCGCGCCTACGGCCGCGCCAGGCGCGGTGGAGACGGTGACGGTATTTAACCTCACCATTCCCAACCAGCGGCTTGTGCTCTGCCGTGATGCTCGGGGCCAGACGGTTAAGGTCTTCATCAACCACGAATGGCGGCCGCTCTTCCGATTGGGCATGAAGATTGAGGCTGTGCTGGGAACGAGCGGTCAATGGAGAACCCGAAAACCCCGCGGCGTGGGGAGATTCTAATGAAGGCCAAAGAATACTCCGGCCGACTGGCGGCGTTAAAAACGGGCAAACGATGCCTCTGCGGGGATCGGGCAGTTGACTTTAAGAACGGCGGATGGACGTGCCAGCAGTGCATTGACCGGGACAGAGCAGTCTACGGGACCGACCGCATCCGCTCGACATGTGGTTTCGCCGGCGCGTTGGACTGCTTTCGATCAATTGAACCGTAAACACACAAGTCAAATTATGAACATCACCCTCACCGCGACTCTTATAAACGCACCCTTGTCGGGCGTTCCAAATCCCACCAGGCAGAAGAGTCACCAACGAAGCTACCGGCGGACCTACGTGCTTGAAATGGTCAAGCGACAGGCCCAGCACGCGCTCCACGGCACCATGGGATGCAAGGGTAAGGGCAAGATTATCCAGCATGTGGGACTGATGACTCAGATCGAGGTGGCGCGTTCTTTGAACATCACCCGAGAGGCGGTGAGGCAGACTGAAAACCGCGCCTTGGCCAAGCTGCGCCGCGCTCTCCTGCCGTTCTACCTGGACCTCCAGCACTGAATCCTTCGACTACAACCGACTCATGGCAAAAAATCCGGCTGGCCGGCCTGATCCGGCTCGTGAACGCACCCCTGGCTCTGCGATGGCGGTGGACGACCTCCATCACGGGAGGCCGCAAGACAATGTTTCTGGAGTCACCACGGGGAATCCGATGGCGATTCCGTCTCCACCGTGGGGCATGGATAAGGCGGGAAGACGCCGGCGCAGCGGCCTGCCCGGTTCTGGGTGGTTCCGAGATCAGTTGAAGAAATTGGAAAACTAGAAAGGCAAGTCATGGCATTGAAAGGAGAAATCAACTTGGTAAGGACGCTGGCGGATCATCCGCTATGGCAAGGAGACCTCGCTTTGAGGGGGGCTTGGGTGGACTTATTGCTCCGGGCAAATACCGATAACGCAGAGCTGATCCAGAGGGGTGAAAACGTAAGTCTTAAACGCGGCCAGCTTGCATGGAGCATTAAGGGGTTGGCGGAGAAGTGGAATTGCTGCGAAGAGAAGGCCACTAAGTATCTGTCCTACCTCCAAAAAATCGGTTGCATACGGGTTAAAACCTCCAACCGTAGGACCGTAATAACCATCAGCAATTACGAGGTTTACCAAAGCCCGAGTCTCGAAAATAATGACACCGACACTGCACCCGGTTCTGTCCCCGATTCTGAACCCAGTGTTGCACCTGATTCTGTTACCGAATCGGTTACTGGTCCGGTAGCAGCACCGGTCCAGAGTAGGGAGAAGAGAGATAGGAGACACACACACACCGCGCGAGGGGCTTGCCCAGACTGGGCCGAAGTTGAGGCCTTTGCGGTTGCCTCCGGGGTGGACCGGGAGTTCGCTTTGGACTGGTTCCAGCGCAAGGTCAACAGCCTTTCCCACGGCTTCGCCACGCTCTTGGACTGGAGGGCTGACTTGATGCCTTACTGGCGTCGCAACGGAGGCGCTTCGAAGCCCGAAGGCTCGAGCGGTGTTGCCACCAACGGCGCTCGACCCAACACCATGGGCGCCGAGATCATGGCCCTCAAGGGCCGGCGGGACACGCTTGCGTCTGAGCTGTCCCAACACCCAGCCAACCCGGAATCCACCGCGGCGGAAACGACCTTGGGCGATGACGACTTGGCCAACTGGCGGGATCTCAACCGAAAGCTGGCCAACGTGGAGGCGCAACTACGCAGCATCCCCAAGGACGCGCCCGAGGAGTGGCAACGCCGTCTGCGCCGGGAAGCGTTTCAACGCGAGCTGGCAAGCCACCCAGGCAACCCAGACAGCACGGCCTTCGATGAGCAGTCGGTTGATGAGAAAACTCGGCGCGAATTCATCGCGCTACGCAAGGAGGCAGGACTGTGATCGAGACTGAAACCAAACAAGAAAAAAGAACCATGAAGACAAAAATCTACTCAAGCTACGCCGAATTTATTAACCGATCCTACCTTTCTGAGAACGGAGTCAGCCAGAAGTTCGCAGACCAACACCCAAACTACGCCGCAGATAACAAGTCAAATTCCGGCTGCTACGACTGCTCCGACTGCACCGACTGCACCCGCTGCGCCCACTGCTCCGACTGCACCGACTGCACCGACTGCTCCGACTGCACCGACTGCACCGACTGCACCGACTGCACCCGCTGCGCCCACTGCTCCGACTGCTCCGACTGCTCCGACTGCACCCGCTGCGCCGACTGCACCCGCTGCTCCCGCTGCTCCGACTGCTCCGACTGCTCAGGATCGCAAACAAACAAGATCGTGGATGTGCCGATTATTGATAACATCCACGCCGCAGTTTTCGCTGCTGCGAGCGCACCCAAAGCGCTCAATATGGAATCATGGCACACCTGCGACACCACTCATTGCCGCGCCGGCTGGGTAGTGCATCTCGCGGGAGATGTTGGTCGGAAGCTCGAATCACAAACCTCCACGCTATTCGCGGCGATGCGGATTTACCGCGCATCGTCCTCGGTGAAGGTTTCACCGGTTCGGTTTTTTGAGACGAATGAGAAAGCGTTGGCCGACATGAAGAGATGCGCCACTGAGGAGGCAGGACTGTGATCAAGACTGACGGTGGCGGGCTGATCCTGCCGACCGTTCCCTTGCCCCTCCACTTAACCGCATCGGCCCGTGCCGGACTCGTGGAATGTTACCGCGAGTGCGCGCGACTGATCCGCTCCACACTGGTGCACATTGGTCATTCGGCCCCGCAGTTGCGGGATTACCACCCTCATGGAAGTGAAGCGTTTAACTCAGCCAACAATCAACACTGGCAGCGAATTTCCAAGCTCCATGACATCCACCAAGAGTTCATGGAGTTGGCCCAGCACTGTGCCGGCGAAGCGGTGAAAGGCGAATTATGATTCAAGACCAAGACGAACTTCCTCCGCACAGCATGGATGCCGAGCGCGAGACGCTGGGGGCCATCCTGCACAATCCTGCCGAGGCATTACCGGAGGTGCTCACGGCGCTGCACTCCACCACCGAGGCCAAAATGGCCTTCTACGACATCCGACACGCGATGCTCTTTGGCGTGCTGGTGGAAATGCAGGACGCCGGGAAGCTGGTGGACCTTCTCACCGTGCGCCAGCGGTTGTCCGACCTCGGGCAGCTCGAGGCCGTGGGTGGCTTGGGCTACCTCAACGGGCTGATGGACTGCGTGCCCGGAGCCTCCCTGGCGGCCGTGTATGCCGAGACCGTAGCGGCCAAGTGGAAGCTCCGCAAGATGCTGCGAAGCCTTGTGGAAGGCGTGGCGCGATTGCGCAAGCTGGAGCCGCAGGACACCGCCGAGAGCTTGCTCGAAGAAATCAGTGCCAACGTGCTGGACGTGGTGGCCGATGCGGAGAGCGCCACGGGAGAGCCGGTGCTGATGGGCGATCATTTTGCAGCCATCCAGGCGCGCATGGAGACGTTCTCGCAAGGCCGCAAGGTGATGCTGGGATTGCCCACTGGATTCAACTACCTCGACAACATGCTCTGTGGGATCAAGGGCGGGGAATACATCGTCATCGCAGCCCGGCCTGGTCAGGGCAAGACCTCCATCGTGCTCCAGATGGCCGAGAATTTGGCCGTGCGACTCGAAAAGCCGGTCGCCATCTTCAGCATGGAGATGACCGCCGAGAGCTTGGCCGAGCGTGTTTGGTTTGGGTTCAGCGGGGCGAACTTCCAGCACTATCGGAACGGATTCATGGAGCAGCGTGATATTCCCCGGTTGACCACCGCAGCCGCCAAGCTGCGGCGAGCACCCGTGTGGGTGGATGAAACGTGCGCCATGAACATCCAGCGTCTCTCCCTCGTGGCCCGCAAGCTCAAGCGCAAGCAGGGCATCGCGGCGATCTTCGTGGACTATCTCCAGCTCATGCCGGCTACACCCGGCCGCGAGAACGACATGCGGGCCCGTGAGTTGGCCGACATCAGCATGGGCCTCAAGCGGTTGGCCAAAGAGTTGAACCTTCCCGTGGTGGTGCTGGCCCAGATGAACCGGAACGTGGAGCAGGCGGACAATCGGAACCGCAAGCCAGTGTTGAGCGATCTGAAGGATTGCGGCCAGATCGAGCAAGACGCGGACGTGGTGGGTTTCCTCTACACCGCCGACTTGAAAAAGCATCAAGAGGAATGGGAGAAAACGGACACCCGACCGCCGGCGTTTAAGTTTTTGGACAAGTTCTCGCTGCCCGAGGTGGAGGCGGAGTCGATGCGCAAACAGCGGCTCGTGCCGGACTGGTCGCCGCTCAATTGGCGCAAGCACCTGCGGAGAATCAACCTGCTCATAGCCAAGCAGCGCAATGGACCCACGGGCGATTGTGCGCTGGTGTATGAGAGCGCGCGGATGCGATTCCACGATGCTCACAACCCCGAGGCGGAAGAGACGCCGGCCATTCCTCAAAAATCCGACTCCGGCCCCATGCCGACGGATGAAGAGCTTGGTGGATGGAAGTGAACATTAACACGACAAATGAATGAGCTGGCACTTTTCGCAGGCGCTGGTGGCGGAATTCTTGGGGGGGGGCTCCTCGGATGGCAAACCGTCTGCGCCGTCGAGCGCGACCCTTACGCAAGGGATGTGCTGGTCGCACGACAAAACGACGGATGCCTTGCCCCGTTCCCGATCTGGGATGACGTATGCACCTTCGAAGGCAACCCTTGGCGCGGACTTGTTGACGTGGTATCGGGCGGCTTCCCGTGTCAGGACATATCAAGCGCAGGCAAGGGCGCAGGAATCAGCGGCGCTCGCAGTGGACTATGGAAAGAAATGGCGCGAATTATTGGTGAGGTTCGACCCGCTTACGTCTGGGTGGAAAACTCACCAATGCTTGTTTCCAGAGGTCTTGCCGTCGTCCTCGCTGACCTTGCCGCGATGGGGTATCATGCGCGATGGGGAATTGTGGGAGCGCACCACGCCGGCGCGCCTCATAAGCGAGACAGGATTTGGATATTGGCCAACGCCAGCGGCGCGGGACTGCAAGGGTGCGAATTCTCAAGCACATTGCGAGTCGCACGGCACGGGTCGAAAGCACATGGATCAATTGGCCAACGCGGTTGCGTTTCCTCACCTGCGATTTGCCACGCCGCAGTCGCGGGACTTTCGCACAGGCCAGCGGAGTCGATGGGAGAACCCCGAGAAGACGAAAAATCTAAACGACCAGATTGGTGGGCAACTGAACCCAATCTGGGTCGAGTGGCTCATGGGGTGGCCAATCGGGTGGACAGACTGCGATGCATCGGCAACGGACAAGTTCCGGCTGTGGTGCAACTCGCATGGAAACTTTTGAACGCGAACACTTACATTTAACGCGATGCCGTCCACCACTGAAATCCCATTTCTGCGATGGTCGTCTCATCCGCTCTTCCCGGTGCCCACGGTGGAGGATGTTCGGGCCATTATCGAGCAACCCGGAGGAGAGGAGCAGTTGGCTCAAATCTACGCGCTGCGAGAGAACGCCATCCTCGACGCCAAGGCTGACCCCTTCAACTGCGAGCCAGATCCACCGCACTGGGCAGATGCGGACAAGCTGCTGGCGGAATCTGACGCGCACGGCCGGGTGCTGTTCCTGATGTTGCTCGGAGGAAACCGGTCCAGCAAATCACGCTATGCGGGTCGGAGGATGATGGAGTCCGCTGTGCGCAACCCGAATTGCAAGCTGCTTTGCATTGCGGAGAACTTCGAGAGCAGCGTCGAGACGCAGCAGCAAATTCTCTGGCATTACCTGCCCAACGAATTCAAATCGCTCAACGGGAAGCAGTCCAAAAAGTTCTACATTAAATACTCGTCCCATCATGGGTTTAGCGACCAGCTCCTCGCGCTGCCCAACGGGAGCAAGTTTATGTTCAAGACCTACCAGCAAGATCCCGGCGACTTGGAGGGGCAAATGTTCGGAGTCTCGGGCCGGACGGTGGTGGCGGTATGGCCGGACGAGAATCTGAGGGTGAATTGGTGGCTGATGCTCCAGCGCCGTCTGCGCTTCCAGCAGTCCCAACTGATTTGGAGCTTCACGCCAATCAACGGCATGACGGCGACGATCAAGGAGGCCGTGGGTGACGCGGCGGTGACGGTGGAGAGCCGACCGGCGGAGTTGCTGCCGGAGCGGGTGAATGTGCCAGGCCTGCCGGCGGGCCACATGCCTTACATCCAAGTGCCGGCGACAACCCGCGGTCGAGTGATTTATTTCTGGTCCGAGTTCAACCAGTTTGGCGATGGCCAGCGCACTTTCTACGACGCTGTGAAAGACGATTGCCGGGGCAAGGGTGGCAAGCCGAGGTCGCCGGAATACATCCAGCGAATTGCCTACGGCTTCACGCGGGACACGGTGGGCAAACCGTTCCCCAAGTTTGGAGAGTGGAACATCATTGCGCCGGAGCGAGTGCCCAAGGTGGGGACGGATTACCCGTTTGTGGACCCGGCGGGCGCACGTAACTTCGCGGTGGTGTGGGTGCGAGTGACGCCGGATGATCGGATTTATGTGCTGGCCGACTGGCCGGACTCGGCAAACTTCGGGGAGTGGGCTATCCCCAACTTAGACGGAACCGGGGACGCGGTGGGCAAGCTCTACAAGTCCGGGCCGG